AAACCAAGATGCGTAAGGGTGGTCCTACATCAGAGATGATGAAGAAGATGGGGCGTAATGTTGCCCGTGCACGTAACCAGGGGTCGTAGTTGTTGTAGTTGTAGTTCCAGTTGTTGTGCTGGTTGGCGTAGTTGTTGTTGTAACAGGATCGATCTTAAGTTTTTCATCCAGCAATGGCGTGCTCGTAACCGTAACGGGCTCGGCTTTAATTGTGTCGTCAATTTTCGTACTAGTAACCACGACCGGCTCGGTTTTCAAATCTTCTCCAAGCTTTGTGCTCGTTACTGTAACCGGTTCGGTTTCAACAATCGGCGTAGAAGTGACAACAACAGGCTCGGTTGTTACCGTGTCATTTTTTAATTTGTCATCTGTTATTGGTGTACTTTTTACAACTACAGGCTCTGTTTTTACAGTATCTACAGCACCAGGGAGGATGGTATCAATTTTCAATGCCTCATCAAGGACGCCCGTTTCTTTGGGCGCAGTGACGGTAACGCTTGGCGTACCAGCCATGACATTAGAAGACGCAAGGCCAGCCCCAGGGGTAACGGCGTCAATCGTAAGTTGATCGCCTATTGGTGTCGAAGGAGCGGTTACTGTTACAGATGGTGTGGTCGTTGAAGAGCCTGAAGGTATTACATCCAATCCTTCCGCCCCGATGGCCGTGTCGGAACCTGCCGTAACTGTAACGGTGTTTGATGCAAGCTGAGCTATATCGCTACCAGGCTCGCTTACTTGAGCCAACGATCTTTGTTGATCATCAGTTAAACCGCTAAGCGTAATTCTGTTGGTAGCGTTAGATACACCAGATGCAATTTCATCAATTAGCTTGGAATTATTGGTCACAAAGTTCATCACGGCCATCGGGTTTTGGGCCATAGCCGTTATGTTTTGACCCCCGCTCAATACCGTCTGGACTAATAACTTTGCTTGGGCATTTGTTAGGGCGCCATCACTAGCATTCACTACCGCATCTATGGCGGCCTTTGCTGCACCTTACTTGTTGCCTGAGCTTATTGGTGCCGCAGGCGCAGCAGTAGATGTTGGTGCAGTGGCGGCAGGAACCGCCGCATCAACAACTGCGGTGGCATCTGGTGCAACGGGATTAACTGGAATGCTTATGGCGGCTGGTATGCCTGCTACGATAGCGCTGCCTACGGCTACAGCAATAGCGCGAGGAACATATCAAGGTTTGGTAAACGAGGCTGCTGGCGGCGACTTTAATAAAGGATTTGTTGCTGGCGTGGCCCCTGTTATCGGTACCATGGCTGCTCAAGAAGCCTACAAAATGCTATCGAATCTTGAAAATGCGGAAAAAACGGCATTCCTTCTTAATGATCAGCAAGCCACGATTGCAGCAAGAGCCGTCGGTAGTTCATTGAGCCAGTTGATAGTCGATGGAAAGATTGACTTAACCAAAACACTTACATCAGCTGTGACGCCCTTGGTAACCGAGGCGATTGTGGATGCCAGCGGCAAAACGATAACGCCCGCACAAGCAAAGTTTATTACGCAAACCGTTCTCTCTGGTGCTCAGAACATAACAGCCATGGCTCAAAACCCGATGGCTGTCATGAACTTCATTACCAACAATTCCAAGCTAATTGATGAGATCGCTTCTGGCGCTTCTAATGCGCTGACATCAAACAAAATTACACTCAATGGCTTAACTGATGACCAACAAAAAGCTTTGGCTGGGGTTAGTGAGCCTGGTAGCGATATAGCTCAGCTCGCATCTAACGCTGTGACAGTAACGGGTGCTGCTGATACAGCCATGGGATCCTATGGTGAGGATGTAATAACATCCGCTCCAAAAGTTGAGGTCACTGGGCAGAAGGTTACATCCCCTATAGGCCAACAATTAACTATAGAAGGTGTCACACCGAGTGCTGGACTTGGGTCAACAAATGTAATGACAAGTACGCCAACCGTTACAGTGACCGGTCAAAAGCCCGCTGAGGCCGTAGATTTCACTGACATCAACACAATCATCCCTGGCGCCGGCGAAATACAAAAAGCAGGCACTGTGAATGTGGCAGCAAAATCAGAAGATCCAAATGCGGCTAAGTTAACTGTTGAGTCTAATGTTCCAAAGGCTGAAGATGCCGTAGTAAGCGAAACCCCATCAGTAGTGGTAAATGCAAAATCAATAGTGGATGAACCACAGCTCGACATTAATACTTTGATACCGGATGTCAACGTCTCAAACGTCGTCTCAAGATAATCCTGAATAGCTGTCTTCAGCTCACCCCAGTTCACGCCATTGGCCCCCGGCACATAACACCCTTGGTTGCTGCCCCTGCGCCACGCATTTTAATACCAGTCGTCTTGACTTGGCTATTAGGATTGATGGCCACCCCATGTGTGGGCTGCCAATCCTTATCCATGTTGTATGGCATTTGCTTGCCTGGATTAGGCGATGCAACAACCTTGGCGCCAGTCATCGTATGCGGCTCTGCGTAAACAGATGCCGGACCGACTTCCTTGCCGCCCTGCTTCATAGAGTACTTGGCCATAACTTACCCCTGGTTGCGTGCGCGTGCAAGGTTGCGACCCATCTTCTTCATCATCTCTGATGTGGGGCCACCCTTACGCATTTTGGTTAGGGGCTTGCCTGGGTGCATGGCCTTCTCATGCTTATGCACAGCAGCCGCTGCCGTATTCTTGTCCTGCTTGATGTCGTCCTTCATGTCAGCTCCTATGATGCTGTGACACTGTTCAACAATGCTTGACCCACAAGGTGATTGGGAGTCATGCCGTAATCGTATGATCTTGCACCGCCAACCGGATTGAAGCCCCATTCTATAACTCGGCTTCCCTCAGATGGAACCCCGGTATATAGCGGGTTAGTTCCTACCGTGTTGTTCGTCTGCATCCCGTTGTAGCCTGACTGATAACACGATAGACTTCCAGCAACCCACTGTTTTAGGTCCAGAGCTTTCAACTTATTACGGTATGCCGTATCCTAATTACCTACGTCCCTTGGATCCTTATTTGCCCATGGGATTAGCCGCACTGATGGAGGCGATGAATGCTCAAAAGTCGGGGTATGGGGATTATCAATCCCTCCAAAATGCCGCGCCCAAAATTACGATCCCGACGTGACGATACTGATTTCATTCAGTACGCAGAAGGCGGGAAAGTATCAAAGGTTAATGAGGCTGGTAATTACACCAAGCCTGGCATGAGAAAGCGTTTGTTTAATTCAATCAAAGCTGCCGCTGTGCAGGGGACTGGTGCAGGCCAGTGGAGCGCCCGCAAAGCACAGCTACTCGCTAAGCGATATAAAGCTGCTGGAGGTTCCTATCGTGACTAAAAAAGTTAAGAGGTTTGCTGAAGGCGGGATAACCGGTCCCGATCAGTTGCCTATCATGCCAAGCTTAGCCAAGCCTATTAATACTTTGCCTTTTAACAAAACCGAAGTATCACCAGCACCTTCTGGCGGTAACGCCATGGAAAGCTTGAATCAAATAATGACGGGCTCTCAAGGCGTCAGCAGAGCTCTTCAAAGTATTCAAGGGGCCATAGGTGGCAATTCACCGGTTTCGGGGTATACAGAACCGGATTTTGTATATCACACACAAAATTTCAAAAAAGGCGGAAAAGTAAAGTCTGCATCAAGCCGTGGTGATGGTATAGCCAAGAGAGGTAAGACCAAGGGTCGTATGGTATGAAGTCTTCGCAGCAATCCTTGAAAGCTTGGGGGGACCAGAAATGGACTACCAAGAGTGGTAAACGATCGTCTGATACAGGGGAGCGTTATCTCCCAGAGTCAGCAATCAAATCGTTATCTCCACAGGAGTATGCTGCGACCACTAGGGCAAAGCGTGAAGGTAAGGCTAAGGGTAAGCAGTTTGTAGCGCAGCCAAAGACTATTGCCAAAAAGGTTGCACCGTTTAGGAAGGTGGGCAAATGACAACCACGGGAACGACAACATTTAATCCAAACCTGAACGAATACGTTGAGGAAGCTTATGAGCGTTGTGGACGAGAGCTACGGTCTGGTTATGACTTGCGTACAGCTCGGAGATCTCTCAACCTTTTGCTCTCAGAGTGGGCGAATCAGGGAATAAACCTGTGGACCATGGAGCAGGGGGCAATCCAGCTTTATGCCAATCAGATTACCTACCCTATTCCAATTAACACAGTAGATCTTGTTGAAACGGTTATCCGCACAGGGGAAAGTCAAAACCAGACGGACATCAATATCAGCCGGATCTCGGTAAGCACTTACTCAACCATTCCTAATAAGCTAGCCACAGGGCGGCCTATTCAGATCTACATTGACAGGCAAGGCGGTCAAACATATGTCTTTACTGGGACGCTTGCGGCTAACATCACATCCTCTGCTACAACAATACCGATGTCTAGCCTCGCGGGGGTACCATATGCAGGATATGCAAACATTGGTTCGGAGACGGTTTATTACTACGGTACTTCAACCCAAGCCGAGAATGTGGCAACAGGTGCTTCAGCTTATGCAACGCTAGACAATGTTGTCCGTGGGCAGAACAACACAACGGCTGCAAGTCATTCATCCGGCGCAGAGGTAAGTAATACCAAGTTTCCTTATGTCAC